ATTGTTGTTCCTGTTGTTAATCCCAATGATCGTCCCGCTGCTTCAATACTTTCATATGTTTTTATTACTTCTCCAGTATCTTTATTTATTTGATCAATAGAACGTTTCGCTTTTCTTACTTGAGGGACTTCTGGATCTTCTATACATGATGTATTTGAATTGTTTACACTTTCATTATTAAGAATACTTTGCAACCTAGGTAAATCTTTTGCATTATCAACCAAAACTTTTTCTAAATTTGCAGCGATGTCTACAATTAATTTTACATCTTCAAATGAACACTCAAATTTATTACTTCCTAAACAAATACAATGTTCCTTCAAAAGAAACATCATATTTTTCTCTGATAAAGCGTAATGTACATTTGTTTTATATTTCATTACTCCATTTGGATATTGATTATTTAAGTTAGTTGTCAAAATATCAAAATCTTTTTGTCTAGTAATAGAACATACAAAACGCATATTTTCATACTGATAAACATATAAAAAATATCCATATTTACAAATTGTATAATTACTAGCAATTTTATTTTTTGTATGATGACTTGAATCATCTTCACCCGTGTATGATGTTAATTTATTAGATGTATCTTTTAATTGTTTGTTACATTTTTCTAATTCTTCTTTTAATTGATTAATTTCTTCTTCTTGAGATGCATTTTTCTTTAATAATAAATTGTAATTTTCCAAATTATATTCATTTTGTTTAATAATTTCTTTAATAAATACTTCTATTTTTTCAATAGTAAATTCATTATCATCTAACGCCAATAATTCACGATGTGTAATTCCATCTTCTGTTGTAATAAGTCGTATTCTTTTTTGAAGTAAAGGATGTTTTTTAATTGCATTTTCAATTTCTATTTTATTTTTCACTTTGTACGCTGCATACAATCTAAAATTATCAAATGTTTTTTTATGACATTTTACTCTTTCTGATAAATCGTTACTTTGTCCAAATTTAATTACTGTTTCATGATACATTTTACTATTTGGTTTACCTAATGTTTTGTTCTCAATTTGTCCTATATAAATACATTGAGTGTTTACTGGAAATTGTTCTATTATAGTTATTTCTTTTAATTTCTCTTTATCTTTTTCTACATTTTCTAATATTTTATTTTGTTTTTCTAATATTACATTTTTTTCTTGTAATTGTAATCTTAATTCATTACTTTCATCATTAATTGTATCTTGAATAATTTCTTCCATTTTTATATAATAATCATGAATTTCATATGCTTTTTTTGTTCCAGCTTTCAAACACAATAATTTGAATGTTTTTACATTTAACATAAAAATTTCTTTATTATGACCTCCCTTTGTATGTGTTGATTGCTTTTGTTGCAACAAAAGCGATTTTTTATAATCTTTATCAATAACAAATTGTTTTTCCAATAAAGTTTTAATATTTACTTTTTGTGCAAATCCTAACCATTTCCATACATCATCTAAATCAATAACAAAATCATTTGTTGGATGATAATTTAAATAGCAGTAAAAACTAGTCAAAAACAATTGTTGTTCAAAATCACTAAAATTTGCTTTAATTTTTGTTAATAATTTGACATTATAATCACTAGACAATTTTGTTATTGGATTGTTCTCAATCATTTTAACTATATTTAGTTGTTCCATTATAATAATATAATTGCAGTTATCTTTATATTATTTTATTGTTAAATTGTTTTTGTTTTTAAAAATCAAAAACACAATTATAATTAATGAAACTGAACTATTATTTCAACATCTTCTTTCTTGATGCTTTTAGTAGCAGAAATTGATAACTCTTCCCTCTTTTTTCGTGTCTTTGAATTTTCCAAAGCAATTTCTTTTCTTTTGGAGGTACTATTACGTGTATTCATGTCCTTTTCAATCACATCATAATTTTCATCAATATAATCAATTACTTTATTTTCAATCGCCCATTTAAAAAAATTTAATTGACCTATAGTGGTTTCAATACTTGTTCCATTTTTATACGGAATAGTTATTCTCTCCCACCTACAAAAGGGGTCAAATCTTTTTTTCGAGTATGCTTTCAATTTCAATTTGTAATCAAAATAAACTTTGAACCTTATTGGGGTATTATTTAAATCTATAAAATTATACAAAGTATAGTTTTTTTTTGCATAATTAGTTGCAAACCAATCAACAATACGGAGAGATATTTTAGATTCTCCTGTTATAATAGATAACATTTTAGTTAAATAATTTTCATTTTTGTAAAATTCCATTAAGTTATTTAACAATAATTCATTTTGTGTAGTATATTTTGTATTAACACTCATTATTTAAAAATAAAAAACTTATTTAAGTTGTTTATAAAAAAAATAATAAAAATTAATTTACATAAAAATAATTTTACATAAAAATATTTATATATATTATAATGTCTAATTTTACAAATACATATTTTGGACCTTTGAGTAAAACTTATTGTAGTTATTTTTTACTTTTATCAATATTCTTTTTTGTAATTATGGTAGTTACATTTTTTATTGAGATTTATGATTTAATTAAAAATCGTAAAAATTTAAAATTGTCCTATGTTACAAAACCAATTTTAATTATATTTAACCTATTTGTTCTTTATTTTGTAAATCGTTTATTATACACGATGTGTTCAAAATCACTTGGTTAAATTATAAGTATTTTTATTCATTATCATTTTTATTTGATTTTGTAAATCCTTGAGTTGTATTTAATGGTTTTAGATACTGATCACGAATAGATACATCATTTAAATATGTATTTTGTGTTTGATTTAAAAATGGATTAAATCCAATTTGTTGAACTAATTCTCTGTTCGCTATTTTAGAATCAATTTCTTCTCTTTTATTAGATACTTTAAATCCTGCACCAGATAAACTTTGATTTAAAATATCCCATGTGTTTTCATCATAATTTAATGATGATAAATATGCATTTTTTTCTATTTTTTCTTCAAAATTTGAATCCATTTCATTTGAATTCATTTCATTTAATTCCTTAATATGTTTTAATCTTCTTGATCTTTCATAGGGTTTATTATTTGTCCATTTTAATTCCATATGGATAATAAATATAATATATTTTTAATTACAACATGAAAAATTTTGTTTAACTTTTTTTGTATTTGCTATATTTTATTTTTTACTAAAAATAAATGATATACATCAAAATTTAGTTATATTTTTATTATGTTCATCAATTCTTTTGCTATATAGCAAGAGATCTTTATAAGACATTAACATGATTTACAAATAATAAAATTATTTTATTTTATTATTTTACTTTAAAAGTATTTTATTTTTTTATATTTAAGTATTTTATAATGACTATTATAAATGGAATTGAAATTGATGATATTTGCTATAAATTAAATGATATTAAGTACGCTATTGCAAATAATGATCCAATTGAAAAAAAATTAAATGTAATTATTGCTATTTCAAATCCTTGTTTATATGCAAAACGATATATATTACTAAAAGAATTTGTTAAAAGAATAGAAGAAGAAGAAACCAATGTTAATCTTTATATTGTAGAATTAATTTATAAAAATCAAAAATTTATTGTAACAGATAAAAATAATAAAAAACATTTACAAATAAAAACAGATATTCCATTATGGCATAAAGAAAATATGATAAATTTAGGTGTTAAATAAATTGGAAAGCATTTGCATGGATTGATGCAGATATTGAATTTGAAAGTTCTTCATGGGCGTTAGACACTTTAAAAATTTTAAATGGTTGTAAAGATATTGTTCAATTATTTAGTCATTGTGTTGATATGGCAAAAGATGAAACTACTTTAAATATATTTAATAGTTTTGGATACAGTTTTTCTAAAAATAAAAAATATACAACTAAATCATTAGATTATTGGCATCCTGGTTATGCTTGGGCAATTACTAAAAAAGCGTATGATAAAATAGGTGGTTTATATGATAAAGGAATATTAGGTTCAGGAGATAATATGATGGCTTTGTCATTCATAAATAATAGCAAAAGTGTTTTAAAATTAAACTATCATGAAGATTACATTAATAGTGTTCTTAATTTCCAAAAAAATGCAAGTAAATTAAGATTAGGTTATGTTCCTGGTATAATAAGACATCATTATCATGGAAGTAAAATAAACAGAAAATATGTAGATAGATGGCAAATTTTAATTAATCATAAATTCTCTCCAAATGAACATATTACTTATGACGATAAAGGTATTTTAATACCTACTGATTCTTTTTCAGAAGAATTTAAAAAAGATATTTTAAATTATTTTAAAGAGAGAAAAGAAGATGAATAAATCTTTTATTTTTTTATAATATTCAATTGTTTTGTAAATAAAAATTTTTCATCTGTTCGTCTTCTTCTTTTTAAATTACATTCTAAACACGCTAAATGAAAATTATCTATATTATGACCTAATTCATTATCAATTCTATCAACTGACCATTGTTTCATTTCTCTCGATATATCATACAAAACATTCATTGAATCATTACAATATCTACATTTTAATTGACATTCAATCATTTTATTTACAATAGATATGAATGTAATCAATTTTTCATTATTTAAACGATTTTTTAATATATCTTGATGTTTATAACTATTTATTTTTTTATGTATTTGTTGACTTGCTATTTTTGTAATTTCATCTTTATATTTATATTCATTAATTGAAATATCATTTATTATTTTCATTTGATTTTCATATTCAAAATATTCATTCGAAAATGTCCATTTTTCACTTTCAACACGTTTCTTTATTTTTTTTTCATTTGAATTTATTAATTTTTTCATCATATAACGATTATTTGTTCCTTTTATTAAAATATTTTTTTCTGTAGTACTTTCAGTATTTTCGATACTATTTGTGCATAACGATGTATATTCTATTTTTTTTATATTCATTATAAAATAAATATTTATAATAAATATATTTCTTTAACTGATATAAAAATTATTTTATAATGTCATATATTTTTGAATAAATTAATATTTAATTAAATTAAGTTAAACTCAACTTAATATATTATATATATGGAAGAAGTAACTTTACAAGAAGAAATAAAATCTAATGAAATTCTTAAAAATAAAATAGAAGAAGAATCAGAAACTAATGTAAAAGAAGAATGTCAAGAATTAAAAAATATAAAGTATAAAACTATGTTATTAAATGGTCAACCTTTACAAGAAACTAAACTATCAAATGATTTATCAAATTTAGAACATTTTTTAGAATTTGAAAAAAATAATAATGTTAATGAACAATGGTGTAAATTAAATAAAACAATTAAAACAAAAAAATTAATAGAATTTGTTGAATTTTATAAAAAAGAAAAAAATTTTAATGAAGAAGAAAGTCAGTTATTAACTTTATTTTTAAAAGATTGTATTGATAAAAAAAAATTACAAAAAGTTAAAGATGTTACATATGATAAAATAAATGGAGTAATAAAAGATATTCCTTCTCTTTGTTATACAAAATCAACAAAACATTTCACATTAAAAAATGTAGACAATAAACGAATATCAACATTAAAATCATTAGGTGGTAAAAAAATTCAAGGAACTATAAAAAATAAAAATACAGTAGATTCTGATTCAGAATAATTATACATAAAATTATAAGATTATAAGATTATAACATTATAAGATTATATTTAAAAACATTTTTATATATAATAATAATTAATGATAAAAGATTCAGAAGATTTAAAAGAAATTACAAATGATTTATTATTTGAAGATCCTCCTATTTTTTTTACAGAAGATTATGCTTTAGATTTAATTGAAACAGTTATGCATCTTATTAATGAATATATTATAGAAAATCCAAACGCTATTTCAGAACCAGATTTTCAAGATATTTTGTTAGAAGAAATCAAACATATTTTTTATATTCAAATGGACGAATTTAGAGAAAATGATCTTTTTTATAATAAAGATATAATTGAAGATGATTTAGATGATCTTTTAGAAGAAAGTGTTAACATATTTATGAATTCATTTTACTCTGAAAGAGTTATTATAGAAAATTTTGATCATGCAAATAAAGAAGAAATAAATAATACAAAAGAAGAAAACTATGTTATTCAACAAGAAATCATTGAAAATAAAATACAAAAATTGAGAGAAATTCCACAACCAGAACAAAGAACACCAGAATGGTACAAATTTAGATGGAATTTAATTACTGCAAGTAATGCATATAAAGCATTTGAATCACAAGCAACACAAAATCAACTTATTTATGAAAAATGTCAACCATTAAAAACTACAGAAGATAGTATAAATGAAGATGTTAAAATGGTTAATGTGAATTCATCATTACATTGGGGGCAAAAATATGAACCATTATCTGTTTTAATATATGAATACAACATGAAAACAAAAGTAGAAGATTTTGGTTGTATTCAACATCCTAAATATTATTTTTTAGGTGCATCACCAGATGGTATTAATGTAGATAAAAATTCAGAACGCTATGGTCGTATGTTAGAAATTAAAAATGTAGTTAGTCGTGAAATAAATGGTATTCCTAAAAAAGAATATTGGGTTCAAATGCAATTACAAATGGAAGTTTGTGATTTAGATGAATGTGATTTTTTAGAAACTAAATTTACAGAATACTTAGACAGAGAGAATTATTTAAATGACTCAACAGATAAAATAAAAGGAAGCATTATTTATTTTCATACAAAAGAAGGAAAACCATTTTATATTTATAAACCATTAGATTTAAATGATTATGAAAAAATAATACAATGGGAAGATGAGATGATTTCTTTATATGAATCTGAAAAATACAATTATACATTTATGAAATTTATTTATTGGAAATTAGATGTATTTAGTTGTGTATTAGTTTTAAGAAATAAAGAATGGTTTAATAATAGTATCACACAATTAGAAAAAATATGGAAAATAATTGAAGAAGAACGTATTACTGGATATGAACATCGTGCACCAGTAAAAAAAAATAGATTAAATTCAAAATCTACTTTAAATTTTGATAATAATTCTAATTCGTCAAAAGGTTGTTTACTAAAAATTATAAAACAAAATTAATAATAAAATTAATAATAATTTAATAATAAAATTTATAATAATTTAATATGTTTATATACTTTCCACATAATATCCATACAATTAATACACTTTTGTATTACAATTATATTGTCTGCATTTATTTCACTAGTTATTCGGTTATTTATTTGATTTACACATTGTTTAGTTAAATTTATAACTTGGTTTAATACAACTTTTATGAAATTATTTAATGATTTTTTATTTTTATTATCATAAATTTTTTTAAAATCATCTATATTTTGTAAAATATATTCATATAAATTTATCACATTATTTAATTTAAACATTAAATCACTATGTGTTCTTATTAAATATACGAACTTATTCGCAGATTCAATAAATTTTTTATGTGAATCTATTTTTTCATGTGAATCTATTTTTTCATGTGAATTTATTTTTTCATTTGAATCTATTTTTTTATTTTCATTATTAGTCAATAATTTTCCATTTCGCAATTTCATTCCGATTTGATTCATTTTGATTTTTTGTATATTTTATTTATTTTAAAATATCTCTTTCAATTTTTTTTTTTTTTTTTTTTTTTTTTTATTTTTTTATTTT